TTCTTATATTAAGCGTAAACACGGTAATGAAGCAGTCCAGTTTATTCATCCAATTATGAAGCCTTTTACCGAGAATACATATGGTGTTATTATATATCAGGAGCAGGTTATGCAGGCATGCGTACACTTGGGCGGCATGACTTGGTCAGAGGCTGATAAGGTCCGCAAGATTATTGGAAAGAAGAAAGATGCAAAAGAGTTCGACCAATTCAAAGATAGGTTTATTGCTGGGGCTTCAAAACACATTTCTAAGAAGCAAGCCGAAACGCTCTGGCATACTTTTGAGGCTCACGCTGGGTATTCTTTTAACCGTTCCCATGCTGTTGCTTACTCTATGCTATCTTATTATACTGCTTGGCTCAAGACTTATTATCCTTTGGAATTTATGTTCTCGATTCTTAAAAACGAAAATGACAAGGACAAAAGAACAGAGTATCTGATTGAGGCTAAGAGATTAAAGTTAAGTATTAAGCTTCCACATATCAACGAGTCTGATGTATTCTTTTCTTTAAAGGAAGACTCGATTAGATTTGGTCTCGGAGAAGTAAAGTTTATTTCAGATAGTATTGCAAACAAAATTATTGATCAAAGACCATTTGCTTCTTACTCGGAGTTTATTGATAAAGCTTCTAAAAAAGGTAGCGGAATCAATAGCCGTGCTATATCTGCTTTAAATGCAATTGGCGGAGCGGCATTTCCAGATAATCCTAGAAGCGGAAACGAAAAAGATAGTTACTACGAATATCTAGGTATACCTACATTTAACCTAGAAGGAATTCCACCACGTATTAAGTCACAGGCAAGACCGATTGAAGAGTTTGAAGACTTAGGGTCATTTGTTATGTTTGGAATGGTTAAATCAATTAAGCGTGGTAATGGATGGGCACGTATTGAATTGGTAGATGAAACTGGATCTATTGGTCTATTTCATACAGAGCAGACTCAAATAGAGACAGGGCAGATGTATTTTATTCTTGTCGGAGATAATAGAATTGCTCGTTACGTAAAGGTAAGTGATATGGATCCCTCTGGCTCTAATTCATTTGTAGACTACTTATATAAAAAGCAATATGATCTTGACGAAGACGAGTATGTTGTAGTAGACTTTACTCCGTATGTAACAAAAGCTGGAAAGACAATGAGCCACATAGTACTTTCAAATTCAGAAAAAGAATTGACTAGAGTAATTGCTTTCCCAACAATGTATAAAATGTCCCTTGCTAAAATGCGAGAAGGAATGAAGTGTAAGGTTGTTCTATCTACTTTAGATGATGGAACTTTAATGGTAAAGGAAATAAAATGACAGAAGAATATGATGTAAATGAAGTACAAGCTTCGCTAACGGCAAGCAAAGTTCTAGTTGCTATCCTAGAAACACTAGGTAGCGTAAGGGTTGAAACAAAGACCCTGGTTGAGGCAGACAATAAAGACAAGCAGCTTGTTGTAGACTACGACGAAACTGGTCCAGCGTTTATCTTTAGACTTCCATCTGATAGCGAATTTGAATTTAACGGTATGTTAGCAGAAGGCGAAATTAAAGAAGCGGAACTAATTAATGACTTCGAATAGTATAGTAACAGAATACGGACTAGATGCTCTTTCTGCAGTGCTGCATGAGACTGCAATCGAAAAAGGTTTCTGGGACGGAACTATTAGCTATGATAAGGTCGGTAATAAATTAGCATTGGTTCATTCTGAAGTAACAGAAGTGCTTGAAGCAATTAGAAAAAATAAAGGATCAGAAGAAGTTGTTGAAGAAATGGCAGATGTAATTATTAGATTGCTAGACATTTACGCAGCAATGAGAAATTCAGGAGATTTAATTCACAGCCTAGATGACGTTCTAGATAAAAAAATTAATATAAATAAAGAAAGACCAAGGCTTCACGGCAATTTATTTTAATGCTATACTAAGGGAAAGAAAAGGTTCACATGAGTATATTAATAGATGATGTATTAGCAAAGCTAGACCCTAAAACAAGAGCAAGAGTTCAGTCTGCACAGGATGTTCAAGTTGAAAAACAGCTTACACCCAGTATTGGATTAAATTTTGCTTTGCGTGGAGGGCTAGGATACGGAAGACAGGTTCTAGTATGGGGCAATAAGTCTGCAGGAAAGTCTTCTTTCTGTTTGCAGATGATAGCTCTGGCACAAAAAGAAGGAAAGACTTGTGCTTGGATAGATGCAGAAGCATCATACGATCAATCATGGGCTGAAAGTTTAGGAGTAGATTCATCTTCCCTTATCTATTCTTCAGCAAAAACAGTTAATGATATGGTTGACGTAGCAACAAAGCTAATGGATGCTGGGGTTGACATGATAGTTGTTGATTCAATTTCTGCCCTACTACCCGCAATTTATTTTGAAAAAGATGGAAATGAAATGAAAGATTTGCAAGACACTAAGCAAATCGGCGCTGAAGCAAAGGATATGACCCACGCAGTCAAGATGTTAAACTATGCAAACAAAAACACACTACTTGTTCTCATCTCACAACAACGAAATCAGTTTGGATCTATGCATGCTTCTCACATCCCCACGGGTGGAATGGCAGTCAAGTTCTTTTCTTCAACCGTCATTAAGCTCTGGTCGTCAGAAGCTGAGGCTAATGCTATTAAAGCTGGCATTAAAGTTGGCGACAAAATTATCGAACAAAGAGTCGGAAGACCAGTTAACTGGATTATTGATTACAACAAACTCGGCCCCCCAAATCTATCGGGACAGTACGACTTTTATTACCAAGGGGACACTCTCGGTGTAGACCGTGTCGGTGAAACTCTTGATGTTGCAGAGATGTGCGGGATTGTAGAAAAAGGTGGAGCATGGTACACAGTAAATGGAGAGCGTTTTCAAGGACGTGCAAAGGCTGTAGCCTATTTAAAGGAAAATCCAGATGTTGTAGACAGCTTAGAAGAAGAGATAAATGCCAAATCTTAATGAGTTTCTTAATAAAAAAGATAAGCAAAAAGAATACAGCCTAGAAAGGCTTCCAGGTCTTAGGGCATGTAATACATGCGATGAAGATGTTAATGGAGCATTGTGGGATCCAATTGAATTAGTAATGTCTTGGAGATGCTCTAAGGGCCATGAAACAACTTTTAAGGTTCAGTAATGTCAGAAAGAGCAGAAGTAAAAAGAGATGGTGCTAAAGCTCAAAAAAATAGTGGCCGTGGCGACTATCAAAAAGGTGATGCAAAGTGGAATCAGTTCCTTGTGGACTACAAAGAAGCAAAAGCATCCTTTAATTTAAATAAAGATGTATGGGCTAAGATTTGTACAGATACCTTTAAGGTAAGTAGAGATATGCATCCTGCACTTAAAATTATTATTGGTGAAGATTCTAAGGTCCGTCTTGGAATTATTGAATGGTCTGTATTAGAGGAACTGATACAGTTTTGGGAGGACAACAATGACAGAAGATAAGAATACTCTTGAGCTAATTAGTAATATTACTGAGTTTAATGATTTACATGAGTTCATGAAAGATGAGCACCTAGATAAAGCATTGGCAATCGTAGTAAAGCTATTGATGAACCCAGATGTTCCTTCAGCAAAAGCACCTCATTTAATTATGGAGTTGCAGGCAATGTCAACTAAGTTTGCTGTACTTGCATCCGTGTATTCAACAATTGCAAAAGACAAAGCTGGAACGGCTAATAACAATAAGAAGAATATTTACTATTCAGTAAAGGAGTCCATAGACAAACTTGTAGATGCACTTAAGTATGTCGTTAGGTACAACTCATAAATGGCTAGAGATATTGTAAAGAACCTTAAGTTTAAGAAGCACACTGGAAAGTTCTTTGACCCAGAAAAGTTTGCAGATCTTTTAGACGAGGCGTACAGAAATACAAAACGTGCTGACGGGTCTATGACCAAGAAATCATTTAGCCCAAGCGCCCTTGGCTATGGTCACGGCAAGTGTCCTAGATATTGGTACATGGCATTTTCTGGAGCAGTCTTTATTGATGACAACGATGCAGTTGCCGTTGCTAATATGGCACAAGGAACTCAGGCGCATGAGCGATTACAGAAGCTTATTTCTACTATGCCAGAGTGGAGAGCGGAAGAAGAAGAAATTATTAATGAGTATCCACCGATCAGAGGTTTTATAGATCTTATTATGGAGTACGATGGCGAGACAGTAATTGGTGAAATTAAAACGGCAAAGCAAGAGGTTTGGGATACCAGACAATCAGAGATGAAGCCCACAGATAACCACATGCTACAACTTCTTACTTACATGAAGTTAAAGAATGCTAAAGAGGGATTTTTCTTATATGAGAATAAAAATACCCAAGAGATTTTGGTTATTCCAATTTCTATGAATGAAAAGAATACAAGGATTATCGAGGAAACCTTTGCTTGGATGTGCGAAGTCTGGGATAACTTTAAGGATGGAGATCTTCCTAAGAGACCAGAAGGTGCAACTAAATCCAAAATGCCTTGTACTTATTGCCCAGTTAAGAAAGAGTGCTACGAAAAGGGTGGTCCAGTAGGCACTGTTGAAATTGATTTGTTTTCGGTATCTAATTTATGATATGTGCAAATAAAGAGTGTGCTAAAGATTTTGAGCCAAAGACTCATAATCAAAAGTATTGCACAGATGAGTGCTGTAGAGTTGCAACAAACCGCAGGATCATGGAGAAATATTATGAAAAGAAAGCTATTAGAAATGGTGCTGTTCGTCCATGCAAAAAATGTAAGATACAATTAAGTAGGTATAATAAAACAGAACACTGCGCCACATGTGAAAAGAATATTGATCTGGCCACAAGAGGCAAAGTAAAAAGGATGTTAGATGACATTGGCTAGTCTTGCAAAGACAAAAGCAAATAGGGTTTTGGGGATAGACGCCTCAACAAACTCTATTGCTTTCTGCTTAATGGAAGGCGATAAGCCATTAAAGTGGGGCAAGGTTGATCTTAATGGTCTTGATATATATGAAAAGATTCACGACGCAAAAAACAAAATGCATTCAATGCTTGAAGAATTAAAATCAGATTACATTGTTGTTGAAGGTGCTGTGTTTGTTAAGTCAGCAGATGCTGTAATTAAACTATCATATGTTTATGGTGTTGTTATAGCAGAGCTAATGTCGACGGGTGCAAAAGTTATAACAATATCACCCTCATCCTGGCAAGCCTACATAGGAAATAAGAACCCTACTAAAGATGAGAAGCAAGCAATAAGACTACTCAACCCAGGATACGCAGACTCATGGTATCAAAACAAACTTAGAAATATGAGAAAGCAGAGAACTGCTGACTACTTTAACAGGAAGTATAATTTAAATGTGGTGGATTTTGACGTTGCAGATAGCTTTGGTATTGCACATTATGCTAACAAAGTACTAACAGAACGATGAAGTTATATCAAAATAAAGACTGGCTATTCAGAAGGTATTCTGTTCAAAAGAAAACCATTGTTGAGATAGCTGAAGAGTGTAAAGTTTCTGCCATGACTATACAGAGATACCTAGAAAAGTTTGGATTGACTAAAAAAAGATGAGCAAAGATGTGTGGCTAAATGCCAATCAAGAAACAGCAGGAGATCTTATCCTTACAGGTTATAATGGCCCCCTAAGAGATATGCCTGTTTACGATGAGGTAAGATCATTATTCGGACACGGATCAACAGCTTTAGACTTTGGGTGCGGAGTAGGAAGAAACTCTGTAGCCCTATCTGACACATATGATAAAGTTATTTCTTTTGATTTGCCCAGCATGATTGGCCTAGTCCCAGAAGATAACAAGATAAGCAATATAACATATACAACCGACTGGGAGTATGTAAAATCTTTTAAGTTTGATACTGTATTAGCAAGCCTTGTGTTTCAGCATATAGAAGATTCAGAATTGAATTCATATTTAAAAGATTTGTCTCAGATAGTGGACACCCTAGTGCTTCACAGCAGAACGTGGATTGATCATTCAGCTTCACAGGTATTGCCAATTGTAGAGAAATACTTTATAATTGATACTATTGAGTATTCAAAAGATCCCAATAATCCTATTGAGGATCATTTTATTGCAAGATTAAACAAGAGGGCGGAATAATGTTAAAACCAGTATATGAAGATGTATCTCAGTTTCATTGTAATGATTTGTATTTAAGATCAGTAGGTGCTCCAGCAGGCAATAAGATCTGGGGAACATGCCATGAAATTGCACACATGTTAATTGAAAAGAATATATCATATGGCAACTCGGCTTTAGAACCTGCAAGAATATTTTCAACGGCGGACTCAACAGAACAATTAAAAGTTCGTATTGATGATAAATTAAATAGAGTAAAGAACAACCAAGGCTTTGCTGGAGACAATGATATTGATGATTTGATTGGCTATTTAGTATTATATAAGATTGCAAAGGCTAATTCTAATTGACATTTTAGTCAACTGAAAGTATAATAGGCTAATGAGCGAAATAGAATTAGCCCAACATTTTGACAGAATGAACAGGGTTGTAGAAGAACTTCTCAAAGGCAACACGCCAACACAGATTGCTACCCTAACGGGATTTCAAAGAAAAGAAGTCCTTGAGTTTATTGACGAGTGGAAGACTGTAGTTCATAGCGATAGCGGAATCAGAGACAGAGCAAGGGAAGCCATCTCAGGGGCAGACCAGCACTATGCAATGCTTATCAAGGAAGCCTGGAGAACAGTTGAAGACGCAGATCAGGCGGGACAGCTGGCGGTTAAATCAGGTGCATTAAAACTAATTGCAGACATAGAGACAAAGAGAATAGCAATGTTGCAGTCTGTTGGCGTACTTGAAAATAATGAAATTGCATCTCAAATTGTTGAGACAGAACGTAAGCAAGAAGTACTAATAAGAATATTAAAAGAAGTTACAGCACCATGCCCTAAGTGCAAAATGGAAGTTGCAAAAAGATTATCTCAAATAACTGGAGTAATTGAATCAGTCCCAGTAGAGGAAGCAGATGTCGTTTGATTATGCTGACCTTATTGATATGCTTGACGGCGAAGAGTTTGATGAAAAGCCAGTCGATCTAAAAACGTTTGCTACCCATTCAGACTATCTAGGCTTACCCCCACTTTCAGAATACCAATATACATTAATTGAAAAGAGTTCTCAGATCTATAAAGAGTCAACTCTAATTAAGTTGTTTGGTGAAGAAGAAGGAAAAATAAGATTTAAACAAACCGCTAATGAAGTTGTTGCACAACTAGGCAAAGGAAGCGGAAAAGATTACTGCTCAACTATTGCTGTATCTTATATAGTGTATTTACTATTGTGCCTAAAGGATCCAGCAACATATTATGGAAAGCCTCCAGGGGACAGCATTGATATTATTAATATTGCTATCAACTCGCAGCAGGCAAGCAACGTTTTCTTTAAAGGTTTTAAGACACGCATTGAAAGATCCCCGTGGTTTGCTGGTAAATACAGCGACAAGGCTGCAGAAATTAAGTTTGATAAAGCAATTACAGTACACTCTGGCCACTCTGAGCGTGAAGCTTGGGAAGGCTATAACGTTATTGTTGTTATCCTTGATGAGATTTCAGGCTTTGCAATTGAAAATACCACAGGGCACGACCAAGCTAAAACGGGTGTGGCTATATATGATATGTATAGGGCATCAGTAGATTCTCGTTTTCCCGATTTTGGTAAAGTTATTTTGCTTTCTTTTCCTAGATATAAGAATGACTACATACAGCAAAGATACGACGCTGTTGTAGCACACAAAGAAACTATACTTAGAGATCACAAATTTAAAATGGATGTAGACCTTCCAGATGGGACTGAAGGGAATGAGTTTGATGTACAATGGGAAGAAGATCACATTGTCTCTTATAAGATTCCCAAGGTGTATGCTTTGAAGCGTCCTACATGGGAAGTTAATCCAGTAAGAACAATTGATGATTTTAAGGTTGCATTTTTTACAAACCCAACAGATGCTCTTTCTAGATTTGCATGCATGCCACCAGAAGCAGTCGATGCATTCTTTAAGTCAAGAGAAAAAGTTGAGAAGGCATTCAATAAAGGACACCTAGCAGTAGACACATTTGGAAGACTAGAAGAATGGTTTATACCAGATCCAGATAAGAAATATTTTTTGCACGTAGACTTAGCTCAAAAGCATGACCATTGTGCAGTTGCGATGGGGCATGTAAACAGATGGGTCAATGTTAAAGTAACCGACACATACTCTCAACCAGCACCGATTGTTGAGATAGATGCAGTAAGGTACTGGACACCAACAGCAGATAAGTCTGTTGACTTTACAGAAGTTAAAGACTATATTTTATCACTTAGAACAAGAGGCTTTAACATAAGCGTTTGTACCTTTGACAGATGGAATTCTCATGATATGATGCAACAACTAAAACAATACGGCATCAATACAGAAATTCTATCTGTCGCTAAAAAACACTACGATGACATGGCGATGGTTGTATTAGAAGAAAGACTGACTGGCCCACACATTCAATTATTAATTGATGAACTGCTTCAGTTAAGAATTATGAGGGACAAGGTCGATCACCCTAGAAAGGGATCAAAAGACTTGGCGGATGCTGTATGCGGTGCTATTTATAATGCTATAAGTAGAACTAGATTTGACTCTAATCAAGAAGTAAACGTTCACACATATGAATCAATGACTTTTGATAATGATTTTGGTGTAGAGCCCGACGGAGAGACATCTAGTTTTAATATGATAAGGGCACCACGTATGCCAGAAAACTTAAAAGACGCAATGGACAGGATGATGATAATATGAGTACGTATCAAGAAAAAGCAAAAGAATGCAAGTGTTGCGGAAAACATGTTCCGCTTCCTACTGTATTAAAAGAATATAATGGAATAGTTTTATGTCCAACAACATTTTCTAATGTAGTTGAATATAAAAGAATATGGATAACCTCTGGGAAAAGACCAATGGGAAATATTCGTAAACATTTTTCAGAATATGTACAACAAATAGTTGAAGCAACTATTGACAAAAATGAAGACGGAACGTTATAATAGACTTCTAAGCAACAATAGCTTAGTTGGTTAAAGCCCCGAACTCATAATTCGGTAATCGTAGGTTCAAGTCCTACTTGTTGCACGAAAGGTTAATATGGATAACGAAGACAAAATGGAATATTATCTTTCAATAGGTGCCATAGAGTTGTCTGGGATGGACGAGGATGGCGAATTCATATTTAACATAACAGACAGAGCAAAAAAACTTGCACCAGAACTTTGGCGAGCACACGAAGAGCATGTTAATGAGTCATTAGTTTCTCTATATAACAAAGGATTAATTAATGTAACATACAATGATGATCTTGAAGCGATAATTGAGATGTCTGATGAAGGAAAAAAAGCAGCAAAAGAGATGGGCTTAGTTGAAATGGATATGGATATAGATATTCCGAATGATTAATCTAGGCCTTTGTAGCTCAGGGGATAGAGCGAGACTCTTCTAAGGTCTGCGTCGCAGGTTCGATTCCTGCCAAGGGCACAATGCGGATGTTGCATATTGGTAGTGCCTCTGCCTTCCAAGCAGAAGGGGTGAGTTCGATTCTCATCATCCGCTCCATTTCTCACTCGTCCAACGGCAGGACATCGCCCTTTGGAGGCGAGAATCGTGGTTCGAATCCATGGTGAGAAGCTAAGAAAATGATATACTATAAACAGGTCAACTAAAATAAGGAGAAATAAAATGGCAGCAGAACAAGGATCAGCAGCAAGACTAGTAGAGGTAGCGCTAGCAGAAGTTGGAACTATTGAAGGACCAAAAGACAATGAAACAAAGTATGGTAAGTTTGCGAAGGCAAACTTTCAACCATGGTGTGGATCATTTGTTATGTGGTGTGCAGATCAAGCAGGAGTAAAGGTTCCTAATACTGTATACACACCAGCGGGTGCACAAGCATTTATTAAAGCAAAAACATGGCAGATGGCAGAAGTCGCAACACCAGCAGTTGGAGACATAGCCTATTTTGATTTCCCATCAGATGGCGTCGACAGAATTTCTCACGTAGGAATTGTTGTTGCAGTAAATACAGATGGCACAGTCGATGTTGTAGAAGGAAATACATCTTCAGATAAGAAAGGCGATCAAAGAAATGGCGGAGAGTGTTGCCTTAAGAATCGTGCTTACAAGAAGAAGAACGGATCAAAGCTTCGCAGAAGCCAACCCGTAGGAATTGTAGGATTTGGAAGACCAGCATTTGGAGCACCAGTTAAGAAGGCTGCAGCAACAAAGGCAGCACCTGTTAAAAAAGCTGCAATTAAGAAGCCAATGTAAAAATGGAAATTTTAGAAACTAAAATACCATACGTTCAGATTATTAAAGATTTTATTAGTCCAGAAGAGGTTAAAACAATTAATTCTGCCCTATGTTCTCTTTCTGAATCTGACTGGAATCTTTTTGATGCAGAAAGAAGAATTCAAAGATACAAAAATCTAAAAAGAGAAAAAGAAATTTCAGGAAGTAATCCTACAGGAAGATCAGATGTGTGGGACGGTATGACAATTGGAACAACAGATATTCCAAAATCTCGCAACATGTATCCAAACTTTCCACTAGATCTTGTTTTTGATATAGAAAAAAGAATGCAGGCTACGGCTGAAAAACATTTTGGAGAGGATCTTTTAGTTCAGCTTTCAGGTCTTCACAGGTGGAGAGTTGGCAGACTTCAAGAGCCACACATAGATTACTTTGACCCAGAAGAAGATTATGACTGGGAAGAGTTAGCAAAATATAGAATATGGCCTGATAGTGCAGAGAAGTTTGGAAAAACATTTTTTGACAAACACTACTCAAGTTTAGTTTATTTTAACAGCGACTATGTAGGCGGATCTCTTTACATGCCTCAGTATGATTTTGAAATTCAACCTGAGCCAGGTATGCTTATTTCATTTAAGGGAGATTCAAAACACCTACATGGTGTTCGTGAGGTGACAGAAGGAGTTAGACACACACTCTCTGTTTTCTGGACTAAAAGATCTTGGTACAACATACCAGGAAATTCACAAATTTTTCCAGGAAGGCATCCATAAAATGTATGAATACTACGTTAAAAAAGTAGAATCTGTAGTCGATGGGGACACAATCGATGTTCTTATTGACTTAGGTTTTGATATATTGTTTGCATCAAGAGTAAGACTGGCTGGAATTGATACTCCAGAATCCAGAACAAAGGACCTAGCAGAAAAAAAGCTTGGCCTTGAAGCAAAAGAATACCTTAAGTCTAAATTAAAAGACGCCAAGAACGTAAGAATCAAAACAGAAAAGATGGACTCATCTGAAAAGTATGGAAGAATACTTGGATGGCTTTTTGTTGATGATCAAAAAGTATCTATAAATGAACAAATGATTACAGATGGACATGCGTGGGGATACCTAGGAGATACCAAGGTTAAGGATTTTCAAGCTTTAGCAAAAGCAAGAGCAAAGTCTGGTAAATAAACTATTGTAATGCTTTAGTAGAAATGATACACTTATTGTATGCTAAATAAAAAAACAATTAAGTTTTATGCTGCTGAGGAAAATATCTACCAAGTAGAGCAACCTCCGATGCCAGCAAAATTAGCTATACCTGAATGGTTTAAAAAGATTCCAGCTGAAGATTCTTCAATGAAATGGGGAGACCCAAGGGATGCAGCAACTGTGAAAAAGTGCATGCCTTTTCTAGATTCTTTAACTGCAGGGTACATGGTAGTCACGCCACAAGATATTAAGGTGTCAAAAAATGAAACTAATGGAACTATGGCGTACTGGGGATTTACTCCACCAGGTGCTGATGTTTTATTTGATTTAGATAAGCCTTTACATAGAACTCAAGACATGCCAGTCCCACACGGGTACAACCAGTATGTTTGGAGAATGATTGCTTATCCAAGAGTTGAAACTCCAAAGGGTTACAGCATGATAGTGACTCACCCATTTAATAGGTACGATCTTCCTTTCTTAACAATGACTGGCATAGTTGATTCAGATCAAGTTCAAGCAAGACTTGCTATCAATATGTGGTTGCGTGATGATTTTGAAGGAATAATTGAAAAAGGAACTCCCATCGCACAAATTTTTCCATTTAAAAGAGAAGACTGGGTACACGAATCCCTACCTCCGTTTAGTAAAAAAAGAGATCTGCAAGACACATTTAAAGTTAGATCAGTGATGAACAGGTCTTACATGCGCCAATTCTGGCAAAAAAAGTCTTACGAGTAGATACTTAATATGATATAATTATTTTACATCCGCCTTATGGGGATGCTAAACTAACTCGCTTAAAAGGAGCAAAAATGGTAAATACACTCATGGGATCTATCTTCACAGATCCTTTTTTTATTGGCTTTAATCGTGAAATGGAAAGAATGGCATATGTACATCAGGCTGCAACACGCCAAACATATCCACCATACGATGTATTAAAGCTAGACGACGATACATATCAGGTATCAATTGCAGTAGCAGGATTCACAAAAGGTGATATTGATGTTTCAGTAGACAACGGAACACTTATTGTTAAGGGTGAAATCACAGAGGTTACAGACGGCGAATATCTACATAAAGGTATTGCTGCACGTAAATTCACAAGAACATTTGGGCTTGGTGAATATATGGAAGTAACTGGAGCTTCAATCGAAGACGGAATGTTAAACATTAATGTAGACAGAATCGTACCAGAAGAAAAGAAGCCAAAGGTCATTAAGATCAAATAGTCTTTGGTTCGCTACCGAAGGAGACCTGAGCAAGTCATGAAAAGGCTCACTAAAACAAAGGATAAAAATGCCTATATATGAATACAAGTGTGTGCTATGCGAACATGCAAAGGATGTAACAAAATCATTTGATGAAGCTAACATGGTAGAGCTATGTGATAAGTGTGGTGCCGCAATGATTAAACAATATGGTAACGTTGGTATACAGTTTAAGGGTAATGGCTTTTATAAGACAGATAATCCCAAATAGGGTATAATTTATATGTGGGAATCCCCCAACATTAGGAGTAAACATGCTACGCACACGGAATTTAACTTTAACATCAACAGCTCAAGAGTTAACA